TATGGTTATTATGGAGAGGAATACTAAAATGAATTTTCTACTTAGTGTGGAATATGATTCCGTTTCAGAATGTTATGTTGCTTGTTATTCTGAAGGTGAAGTGATTCAGCTCGGAGCAAATAATTATCAAGATGCTGTGCTTGAAGCTGACATGCTCGATGTTCAAAACTATGAAAGAGGATATAACTAATGGGTACTCGTTCGCTTACTTTTGTTTATGACGGAAAAACTCCAGTAGTTTGCATGTATCGTCAATTTGATGGTTACCCTTCAGGTCATGGGCAAGAACTTGCTGAATTTCTTTTCGATGGTAAACTCGTAAATGGAATTCCTTTAGGATCAAACGAAAAACTTTTTAATGGTATGGGTTGTCTTGCTGCACAAATGGTGGCAGCCTTTAAAGAAGCTGCAGGAGGATTTTATTTATTTTCCACCGATCTAGACCAAGACTCTTGGCAAGAATATGAGTACCATGTTTTTGAGGATAAAGTTATTGTTTATTCGGGGTATTCAAAAGAAAATAACGTACTTTTTAATGGGTCTTGGACAGACTTTGCCGAATTCTGTTCTGAGGATTATGTTTCTTGATCGGCAAACATCCACATATCGCTTGCCAAAATGTGCGACTTGTGGTATACTATAATCTCATTTAATGAAATAGGAGTATTTTATCATGGCAAAAACTAAACCTGTGAAAGCTGTTAAACTAAAACCTTTCGAGAAATTGCTCACCGTGATGATTAGCGGTAAGCCTGTAACGATTGATGAAATCGAGGCAACACTAGGTAAAGAAATTCACATGTATCGTCTTTCGACATACATTTGGCATATCAAAACCTTTGCTAACGGTGTTGTGAAGGCTATTAAAGATGGCCGCAAAGTGACGGCTTATCAAATCACCAACGTAAGTGAAGTGAAACAATATATGAAATCTGCTGGCGTAACCGCCGCAAATTTCGTACCTGGTCAAGCACAAAAAATCACCCGTGGTGGTGCAAAAGCCGCAGCTAAACCTGTTGCGAAAACAAAAGTGGTGAAAGCAAAAACACCTAAAGTTAAAACTGCTAAACCTGTTACTAAACTAAAAGATTTGAACTCTAAACCAGTTCAAACTCAGTTCGATGTACCAGTAGTTGAAGAAATTATGAATGATTCATTTGATCCTGAAGTGAATGATCTCGTTAATGAAATTCGTGATAGTATTATCGACTAATTAAGTTATGGGGAAGTGGCAGGCGTGCTTACTTTTAAACAACAACAGACTATCGGGAGATACTCGCCGTGCCCCCAAGTTTTATGAAAAAAAAATTACTTTTTTCGTTAATTTTCCCTTCATTATGTTATGCAAATGTAGCTACTGGAGTAGGAGAATTTTACTTTGGTCCAGAAACAGCAGAAAATACTGCTTGTGAATATGCCTTTCAAAAATCTAAACAAGATGCTTTACAACGGGTTTTTGGTGAAGAAATCGAATCATTTACAAAAGAGAATTGTGTAAGTGAAACGAAGTGTTCGATTGATGTTGAAACTTATACACAAATGTTTGGTAAAATAAAACATATTTCGAATAAAGATGTTAAAGTTTATCAAGATTTTGGTAAAAAAGTTTGCAGAGTTATCATCGATACTGTAGTTGAAAGGAATGACAATAGAACAAAGTTTAATATTTCGGGAAAATTCGATTATTTTGAAAATGAAGAATTAGATTTCTCATTTGTTTCTAATACTAAAGGACATGTTTCTATTTACAATTTTAGAAACGACTTATATGAAAAAGTATATGAATTGCCATTAAGTAGATTAAACAATGAGATAAAACTTAAAAATGAAAATGAAAAAATTAAATTAAAATTACCTAGAAATTCTTTTCAGTCTAAAGAACTTTTAGTTTTTATCTTTTCTAAAGAAAAACTTATTGATAAAAAAACTTTAAATTATTTCGAATTTTCAAATATGGTGAATTCTTTGGATTCAAAATTCAAAAAAACCATTTATCGATATGTTACAGTAAGTAAAAAAAGTGAAGAAGTAAATTTTAAAAGTTCAAAACAAGTTATAATTTCTAGCGATGTACCACCTTCAGTAGTTCGTTCTATTTCTAAATCAGGAAACTAATATGAAAAAGTATATTCTTATTCCACTAGTGTTATCGATGACTGCCTGTAGTTCTATTAAATACCAAACTGGTATGGAGTTTAAAGCGCCTGAGTTTGGTGGAGGCAGTCAACAATCAGAGGTTAGATATCCAGATTGGTATAATGAGAAGCCATCAAAAGATGATACAGCTCTTTATGCTATCGCTTCTGAATACTCTCAGAACTTTCAATTCGCGGTTGATAAATCAATGTTGTCAGCTAAACGTGAATTAGCCTCACAGTTTTCATCACATGTTGATGCGATGTTCAAAGACTATGTTACAGAAATCGGTGAAGTCGATTCATCAACTATACAAGAAATTAATCGTACAACTAAAATGATTGTTTCTAAAGTTAATCTAATTGGTGTACAAAGAACTCATTTTAAAGTTGTACATGAGAAAGATGGATATCGTGCATTTGTAAAACTTAAATATAATGCCGATCAGTCTAATCGACTGTTAGTTTCCGAAATCAAAAAGAATAAAAAACTATCAGCTAAAATTGAAGCTTCTAGAGCATTCAAAGAACTTGAAGAATCGATTGAAAATATGAAACAACAATGAAGATTTTAAAATATATACAGCATAGTGGTGCCACTGTAAGTGTACCTTTAAATCCACTTCATTGGCACTATTTTCCCAAGTTTTACAAACAAATGGACCCTTGGGATGATTACACATATATTATTGCATTTTTATTTTTACACATAACCATTTATATTAGTGATGGGAGCTGGTAATGACACAATTTGACTTAGAACAAGCTATTATTCGTTTATGGGGAACTGATGAAGATATTCAACTTCTTTATGAAAATGTAATGGAGAAAAATCCTTCAATCGATGATATTGCTAATACATTGACAGGTTTAAAACATATAATTCAGATGCGTGGTGAAAAATGTTTCGAACTTTTTGAAACTTTTACCCGTGAACACTATGAATTGAGAAAGCAAAATGAACATCTTTTATCTCAGCAAAAATCCTAAAGAGTGTGCAGAAATGCACCTCGATAAACATGTGGTAAAAATGATTATTGAGTATTCACAACTCATGTCAACTGCACACCGTGTTTTAGATGGTCAAGAATATTATGATTTGACTGCGAACAATCGTAAAATAAAACGCTGGCGATTAGATGATAAACGTGAAGTTGTAATGATGAAAGCTTCTCATGTTTCTCATCCATCAGGTGTCTGGGTTAGACAAAGTGACAGTAACTACACTTGGTTATATCAAATGTGGGACTATTTGTGTGCAGAATATACATATCGTTATGGAAAAATTCATTCAGTAGAAACTAGAATGAAAAATGCTTTGGTTGCTTTACCAAATAATATACCTGAAGGTAATTTTACTGATCCAACACCCGCTATGCCAGATGAATGTAAGATTGCCGGCAATTCTTTGGCTTCTTATCATAAATACTATTTGGAAAAGAAAAACCATTTTGCTAAATGGACTAAGCGACAACCTCCCATTTGGTATATCGATGCGATTGATAATAATGCCCACGTATAGATTTCAAAATATTGAAACTGGAGAAGAATTTGATGATTTCTTAAGTATATCATCTAAAGAAGAACTCCTACAAAAAAATCCTCACATTCGACAGGTGCTGACCACATTTGGCATAGCCAGTATGGTCGGCGATATTCATTCCAAAACTGATGATACTTGGAAAGAAGTTTTATCTAAAGTAGCAGAAGCACATCCAAATAGTAAAGTTGGTAGACAACATGGTAGAAGGTCAATTAAACAAGTTAAAACAGATCAGATTGTAGAAAAATGGAAAAACAAATAATTTGAGAAGGTTCTATATTATGCTAACTTTCTTTTGTAAAGGAGAGACTATGGCAAAAAGAAAGGACACTCGCACTAAAATTCCTATTCTGAGACAACACATAAGAGGTAATTTAGGAAGAAGGGAGTTACTTGATGATCTTGATAGATGGTTTTCTGATAAACGGGAAACACAATTAATAAACAACAATACTAACACAGGAAAGTTTGTACTAACATAAAGTTTAATGAATTTCAATCATGTGAAAATAGATGGATTAGATTATGAATTAGAATCCACAACTACAGAGAAGGGTAGAGTATATAAAACACCAGGAGGTAATTTCTACCCTTCAATTACCACCGTTTTATCTCATTCTACAGATAAAACACACTTAGAAGAATGGCGTCAAAGAATTGGTGAGAAAGAAGCCAACAAAATAACTAAAAAGTCATCAGATAGAGGCACTAAATTACACGAAGTTTGTGAGAAGTATTTACTAAATGAACTAAGCGATTTTAAAATTCGCATGATGATGCCTGATATAAAGGATTTCTTCATGCAATTAAGACCGCATATAGATCGAAACATTGGAGATGTTTTTGGTTTAGAATTACCTCTGTATAGTGATGTCTTGAAGTTAGCTGGAAGAACCGATTGTGTGGCTTCTTGGAATAATAAAGTATCAATAATAGATTATAAGAATTCCAGAAAAGAAAAGAAAGAAGAATGGATACAGAATTATTTTGTGCAATGTACGGCTTATGCTGTTATGTTCGAAGAAAGAACCAATATACCTATAGAACAAATCGTGGTGGCAATAGCTAATGAAGAAGGTACACCTCAGATTTTCATCAGAGAAAAGTCTAAATACATGGAAGAACTCCAATCTTATATTGAAAGGTATTGGACAAATGAAAAAGATTCTTCTACCATTGCTACTATTTCCAGTTCTGGCAGTTGGTAACGATACAAGTGAGGAACAAGACTTCACTTTGTTACAAAGCAAAATGGTTTGTGTGAGGGCTGAAGTAGTATATTCTTCATTAGATGAATATGGTGAAAAACCAATGATGCATATGATCTCACATCGAAGAACAAATGATGAAAATGGTGAAAGTGTTAATTCTTATCCAACGATCATGTTTGTTAATCCAAATACAGGCACCTGGTCATTGGTAGAGAAACATACAGAAAACATCTTATGTATAATTGGTATTGGTCAACAAATAAGACCTTACGGCCGATAAAAGCTTGACAAGTCATATATATTATGATATGATGTACAGAATTGTTGTAATCCCTTCAAGGTGAAGGCATCTTGGACGGGGGTTCGATTCCCCCCGGGTCCACCAAAAGGATTTTTATGGATCAATGGAACGATAGATTTCCTCCTTTAAATTTGTGGAATCATAGTCTATATTGGCGGTGGTTCCACGAATTTATTGAAGAAAGTTCTTCTGATGGGCTCGACCGGTTTCGACAGGGTGAGATAGCGGAGAAGGCAACACAGTAGGCGATGACTGTAAATCAAGCAAAAATAGTAACTGCAAACGATGAAAGTTACGCTCTAGCAGCTTAAACATGCTAGATGAGGTTTCGCAAGGTGTCCTTATCACCCAATCACCTTGCATATTTTTTTAGATTTATTTAATGAATATCAGTAGAAATTTTTTATGCTTGTTTCTATAGATAATACAGACAGAAACACCTGTCTATAACTAAGGAGAAAATTATGTGGACTAAACCTACTGCACAAGATATGCGTTTTGGATTTGAAATCACAATGTACATTGCTAATCGCTAAATAAGTCTTGTGGGTTTGGTGGCATCACCCGGACTTGTTCCAAAAAACCACCGCATTAAGTAATAAAAACACTAAATACATATATCGGTTCGCCGATATACACACAACACACAGGAGCAATTATGAGTAATCTTACACCGTTCGAGATTCGTCTTGAACTTCTTAAAATGGCGAAAGACCTTTTGTTGGAAGAATATCACTCTAGCAAAGATCGCCTAATCAATGAATGGCAAGTAAAGGTAGAGTCCGCTAAGTTAAACGGACAAGCAATACCTGAACATCCAGCCTTTCCAACTTATCCCACAGAAAACGATATCATCAACAAAGCACAGTCTTTGAATGGATTCGTTTCTAACATCACAGCAGAAAAGACACAGAGCAAAAAGTCTGCCTGACGGGAACAGAGATGCTTCGGCATCTCTCTAACTAACAAGGAGAAAATATGCGTTTTTTAACCGTATTAACTAGTATTTTATTTGCTATATTTTTAAGTTTCTTTGCATTTGCTTTTTCGCAAATACCAATACCCGCTAAGTTGGATGTCAAACTTAGTGATTTAAGTAAAGATGCCAGAAAAGAAGTTGAGTGTTTAGCGCAAAACATTTATTTCGAATCCGCTAGAGAGCCCACTGAGGGACAAATTGCAGTAGCATTTGTCACTTTGAACAGAATGAAAAGTGGACGTTTTCCTAATTCATATTGTGAAGTAGTGAAACAGAAAACACAATTTGATAGGTATGTTGTTTGCCAGTTTTCATGGTATTGTGAGGACAAACCATTGGCGATTTTAAAGAATCAGGGCTTGACAACACGTAACAATTCATTGTATAATGAGATTGTTGAATTGTCTTTAAACTTTTATTTGAATCACGATAAAATGAAAGACCCAACTAAAGGAGCTCTTTTTTACCATGCGGATTATGTTTCACCTGGATGGCCTAACATGAAAAGAACAGCTTACATTGGTAGACATATTTTTTACAACAAAACGAAATGGAACGCTTAAACTATGGAGAACTTAATGAGTAACGAATCAAACAACAAAAGTTATGCTGTAATCTTTTCTATAACTGTTATAGTAATTTCAGCTATTATTGCTATTTGTATTTACGGATTGAATGAACGTAAATTGATGGCATCGAATATTGAAAATGCAATTTCAAAAGGAATCGATCCACTTTCTGTTCGTTGTTCCTATGCAAGGGGTGATGACATTATCTGCGTCACACATGCAGCATCTGGTACACGTTACAAATAAAATAGGAGATTTTTGTTATGGCTGTGCAACAACTATCAGTAAATACGCTTAGTAATCCTGCTGACCGCGAGAAACTTCTAGGTGTTTTAAAAGAATGTTCTAATTCTTTGACACGTATGGAAGGAGAAAAAGATTACATTAAAGAAGCAACAACTAACATTGCAAAGGATCTTCAATTACCTAAAAAACTTGTAGCCAAGATGGTTAAAGTTTATCATAAACAAAATTATGATGAGGAAGTTGCAGTACATGAACAATTTGAAACTCTTTATGAAACGGTCGTAAAATGAAATATACATTTACATGTGAAGATGATTACTCTAACTGGAAAAATTCTACAGAATTCTATGCAGAGTCATTAGATGAAGTTCTACAAAACTTTGGTTATTTTTTGAAAGGATGTACTTTCCATATTGATGGCGAGGTTGATATAGTGAACGATCATATTGAATCTACTGAAGATATTTACAAAAGTCCAAGTAGTATGGATTTCATAGTTGAATCTCTATCGTCATGGAGTAAAGATGAGAACAAACTTATGTCGCAACCAGAAAAATGTCGTATTTGCGGTTTTGCATTAGATATTATGGCTAGACATGATTGTTATCAACCCGGATGTCCACTTACAAAATCTTTGTAAGGTATGAAATTTATGCCGACCAAAGATGAAATGCTTAAATTTGCTAAAACTATAGAATCACTAGTTGCAAATACGGATTACAATTACATTGAAGCTATAGTAGAACATTGTAAGCAAACTGGTCTTGAAATTGAGGTTGCCGCTTCACTCATCAATCAAAATTTAAAAGCTAAGATTGAGAGTGAAGCTATGAATAATAATTTATTGAAGGTGAAAGGTAATCGATTGCCAATATGATAACTGGTTATGAGGCTTTTGGAATATATAATGCTCTCAAACTACATTTTACTCAGGAGTCATATGATTACTTTAAATATAATGGCAAAACAAATGTTAGTTTGAGTTCTTTTGAAAATAGAAAAGACAAATGGCACTTTACTAAACTTTCAAAAAAGTTTAATTTAAAAGATGACCTAGTCTTTTTTATTGTTTCTAATCTAGTCAACAATGAAAAACTTTGGATTGGAGATTTGTTAAATGATGATGCTGATATACAGCATATGAAAAGAAAAAAGGTGATACAGTCGTTCTCATATGTTTTCGAGAATGATTGTGTCAAATTATTTTCTAATATTGAAAATCCTAATGATTTGTTATTAGTTGATGAAGGTTCTCATCCTAAATTACTCACATCGTGTATGAGAAAAGAGATTGAGATAGAAACTCTCTGCACTTTAAATTCTATATTAAACTTTTTTCCTATGTGGAAAGAAAAAATAGAAGATACTATTATATGGCCATCTTACAGAATGAAAGTTTTGAAATACAATGATTTCTTGAATAAAGATCAAACAAAAAATAAGATAATATTAAGGAAAATATTAAATGCTTAGAACAATAATAACAATAATTGCATTGACCATTTGTACCTTTTCTCATGCGAAGCGAGAAGATCCTTCAGTAATTCACTTTGATATTTCTGAGAAAAAAACTAAAATTGGAGAGAATGTTGATAATACTAGACCAATTGCGAGTGTTACGAAACTTATGACAGCTATGGTTGCTTTAGACTATAACACAGATATGAAAAGACAATTGAAATTGGTCAGAAAAGTAAAATCTAGTTTGCCACCCAAGAGTTATACTAGAGGTGAATTGTTTGAAGCTATGCTAATTCGTAGTGATAACGCAGCGGCAGAAACATTAGCATCAGACTATCCTGGTGGTCGAGAAAAGTTTATAAGAGATATGAATATACGTGCAATGATGTTAAACATGCCGAATACTAAATTTGATGATCCTTCAGGATTAAGTCGTAATAATGTTAGTACCGCAAATGAAGTGGCGAATATGGTTATAGAGGCTTCAAACTATAATATGATAAAAAATATAAGTGTAAAAAAACACACATTGATTGAAACAAAATATAAAAAGAAAGTCAGAAAAATTGTATTAAACAATACCAATAGACGAGTTCTTTTTCAGTTTGATAATGTGATTGTCAGTAAAACAGGATTTACTAATCCTGCTGGATATTGTGTAGCAATTATGGTAGAACAAAACAATCGTAAACATGCCATAGTAATATTAGGAGCTAAAAACTCCAAAGAAAGAGTTGACACAGTTAAAGAAATCATGTATAATAATATTATAGATGGCGAATCTCATTGAATACCATGAATAAAGAATTTGATAACATAATGAGTCGAATAAAAAACCTGAGGGAATTTGAGGTTCAATATACCGTTCCTGATAGTTTTAATTTCAATGGACCTGTTCCTTTTGATATGTCCATCAGTGCTGGTATAGCATATGTTAGAGTCATTGCCGTGACTTTGGAAGAAGCAATGACAAAAGTAGAAAAATATTTCGAAGGAGACGATTATGAGTGTTAAAGAAATTCTAACAAATAGAGATGACTGGAAATTAAAATTTCAAATGGAAGATTGCTTATCGCCTAGAGGTATGAGGCATTTACGTTTTACTGGTGAACAGTATAATAAAGAAGGTGAGATGACAAATACTTCCTCTTATGATTTCTTTTTAGAAGAAACAGAAGTTTTTAGGTTAGCAAACTATTTACT